TTATTTGAAAAGCGAGGAAACGCGCGGACTTTGATTGAGTGGATTGGGCTCGATTTCCTGTCCGTTCCCGTCGTTTCTGTCCGTATCTGTCGTTATGCGGCCGGCGCCCGGCCGCCGCGTGATCGCGTCGGCGGCCTGTCTCTGGTGGTCTGGATGATGGTGGCCATAGGTCCGGTCCAGCATCTCGCGCGTCATGCCGAGGAGGCCTGCTAGCTGATGGGGATCGGCGCCGTTCTGCATGCCCCATGTCGCGGCGGTGTGGCGAAACGTATGGGCAGATACGCCCTCGACGCCGGCATCCTTCACCACGCGGGCGAGCGCGCGCTTGATCGTCAGCAGAGCGGCGCCATTCCACTCGATCACAAAATCGTTCGAGATGCGCTTGTCCTGCCAACGCCGCATATGGGCGAGGAGCCGCGCGGGTATGCGGATCGGGGGTGCCCGCTTCTTCGTTTCGGCGCTGCCATTGGGCTTCCGGTAAAAGACGCCGCGGTCATAGTCGACGAAGCCATGGCCATCAGTCGGCGCGGTAGCCGCGCCGCAGATGACGCCGGCGCGTGAGCCGGTATAGAGCGCGACCAGGATGAAGCGCGCTATGTGCTGACGCGGGCGCCGCTTAGTCGGCTCGCCCTTCTGCACCTCCCGGAAGCGCCATGCTGCCCAGATAAGCCGGGCGGCCTCGTCGCGCGTCAGCCAGCGCTGGCGCGGCTGCGCCTTGGCCGGCAGCACGACGGAGACGATCTCCGAACAGTAGCCCTCCCTGCGATGGTGATTGATCGCCGCGCGCAGGTCCTCGAGTTCGCGGCGGGCCATCTGTGGCTTGCCGCGCTCGGCGGCATATTGCCGGCAACTGGCGCCCATGACCTCGGAGAGCTTGCGCTCGCCCCACCATGCATCAAGGGCGGCGATGCGCCGCGTGACGTCGGGCACATTTGTCAGGCCCGGAACGATGTCGCGCAGGTAGAGATTCAGGACGTCGGCGATGGGGACTTGAGAGGGGTGACGTTCGCCCCGCGGCGGCCGGTGCTGCTCGGCGAGATATGCGGCGAGTGCGGCTTTGACTTTTGGGTCCGAAGCGTCTCGAGCGTCAGATGCAGGGATGCGCGTGCTGTGCTTATGGGTACCGTCCCGGATGGTCCAGACGGCGGCCTGCAAGACGCTTCCATCGGGAGCGTATCGTGGGGGCTGCAGATAGGCTCGTGGACCCTTTGCGGGACGCGGCATGACTCCATCCAATTCCTGACAGCGGCCGGCGTCACGACATAACGCTTACCGATCTTCATCGCGACGAGATGTCCGATCGCGATCGCCGCGCGCAACGTGGACGGCTTCGCGAGGCCGCGCAAGATCACTTCGCAGGCCTCCTCCAGCGAAAGCGGGGCGTCATCGGCCAGGTCAGCCATGATCCCTCCTCCCCTGCAGCCCTGCCGCGTCCAGCGCGAGGCGCAGCTCGTCGGCCGTGCGGATCGTTTCGCGCGAGATCAGCCCGCCATTGCCGCCGCGGCCCATTTGGCCGCTGTCGTCGTTTGTGATGGCATCGAGCAATGCGCGGGCGGCGGAACGAAGTGGGTCGACAGACGCACTCATGACATCATCTCGCGGGCCGGGCCCAGCATCTCGCTGGCGCGCTGAAAGTCACCCAAGGTGATGATACTCTCTTGCTGTTCTTCCTCGCCCGCCTTCCAGACGGAGATGACATAGACCTTGAACTCCGGATTGTGTGCTTCGTCCGGAAATTCCATCGATATCCAACGCTTGACGGTCGCCGCAGCATCGGCGAACGGACGCAAGGCCAAGCCTAATTCCTGCGCACGTGCCTCGGCATCGCGAGCGCGCTGCAGATAGCTCGTGTTTGCCTCGAGCAATTCCTGGATGCGCACGTCCAGATGGCAGCTCTCGTCATGCATGGCCGGAGATCCGTTCCGCGTCGATGGCGGCCAGCGCTTCGCGGCCGGCCGGCGTGATGTGATGTTGCAGGCCGCGCGAGCAATAGCCGGCGCCGCGTAGCCCCTCGAGGCAGGCGCCGACCCATGCGCCCCATTCTCCAGGGCGGCGGCCGTCGAGCATTTCGAGGACTTCGATCTCGTGTGATGTGAGCTTGCGTGCGGCTGACATTAGGATGCCCTCCCCGCTGCGCGATCGAGGCGCTCGATCTCGGCGATGATCAGCGCGCCGGCGCGGACCAGGTCGCGGCGGCGGTCCTTCGGCTTCCACCATGACCAAGCCCACGGCCAGCCATGCCTTACGGCGAGGCGCGCAAGGTGATCCTGCTCCTCGTCTTCCAAGCGACCGGCTGATAGGGCATAGCAAGCGGCGGCGCGAGCCATCTCCCCGGTGTTGTGCAGATCGTCATGCTCCCGCGTCCGGCCCTCGCCATCGATCTGGCGCCAGCGTTCGGCCATGACATCGGCCATCGCCTGCGACGGCGTCTCAATGCAGGGGCGCGCGCGGGCTTCATTGCTGTCGGTGCTCATGCGGGCCTCCCGATGAGAGCGGTTGCGATCAAGACGAGCGAGGCGGCCGTTGTGGCGAGGCCGAGCCAATAGAGCGCTTGCGGGTGGCCTGGCCGCAGCGCCGGCCCCGCGGTCGCCAGCAAGGCGCCGCCTGCGATGCATAAGGTGATGAGGCCGTAGGAGAGCGCGGCCGTCATGCGGGCCGCCTGATGGCCCGCGCGATGTGTCGGGCGTAAACTGCGACGGCCTCCAATAGGCGGCCATCGGTGCCTTGCGAGATCGCCATGCCTTCTCGGCACGATCCCCAGCGTTGTTCGCTAGATCGACTAGGAGATTAGCCAAAACCTCTCGTTCCGCTTGCGGCCTGGCCCGAACGGCCTGCAGCGCGCCCAAGGCCAACACTGGATTCCGCACTTCGGCGAGAGATGCGCGCTTCACGACGCCCTCCCCGACATGCCGAGGCGGGCGTCGACCTCGCCGGCCGTGTAGCCGAGGCCGCGCAGGGCGGCGGCCATGGCGATGTCGTCGACGATGAGCGACGGGCGCTTGTCGATCAGCTGGCGCATGTCCGTCGTCATCACCGCTGGGATCATGCCGCGGCTGCGCGCCGCGTCGAGGGCTGGGGATTGCATGGCGGGGATCTCCGATCGTCCGGTGATCGCCGCTGCTGGCGCGGCGGCGACTGCGAGACGATCCGGCTAGAGGCGCGGCGGCGTGTTGGGATTGCGCGGCGGATCGGCCGGGCCGCCTGATGTCGCCGAATAGGACTTGGCCATCGGCGCCGGCGTATCCTCGACGACTTCGACGCGCTGCTCGTCGAACCAGGCCGTTTCGGCCTGCTTGCCGTCCTTATCGACGGTCGGCGTCACGCTGATATGTACGCAGCCATAGAGATATTCGGTGCGGGCGGTAGCGATGCCGGTAAAGCCTGTCACCAGGTCGCGGACCTTGTTGCCGAGTTTGATCATAGGAACTCCTGTCGGGACCGATCGTCCGGCGACGCCGCCACGCCCGGGGGAAGCGCGGCGGCGCTTGCGAGACGGTCGGGGTCTAGGCCGCCTCGCGCACGGCGCGCATGGCGACCTGGCGCGCTTCCATGCCGTGCGTATCGATCTCGGCCCGCGTGAAGCCGGCCATGCGGAGATCGGTCTCGGTGCAATCACCCTTTAGCGAACGCTGCTCGATCATCGTTCGCGCCATGAACTTCACGAGCCCTGCGGCGCCGCCCATGCGGGCATTGCTAATAGGGGTCAATTTCGGGAGGCGCGGCAGCGCTTTGATGCCGGCGAAGGGATCGGAATAATCAGCCTGTCGCATGACAGTCTCCATCGAGCCAAAGGGAAAAGGGCTCGACGCGATCCGTGGGCTCGTCGGGGCTGCTGCATTCAGATACCCACCGACCGCGTCGATGGGAATATCATGCCGTTTTGGACTTTAATGTCAATGCCGTTTTGGCATTATCTGCGATGCGGCCGCCCGCGTTCGACGGGCGGCTTTCAACCGCGCCTTCGAACTGGCATCATTAAACCTCTTCGCATGGGGGCTGGTATGCCGAGTTTTCGTTTGGTTGCGACGTGTTTGGTGGTGGCTGTTGCCGGATGCGCGCAACACCCCGACGGAATCAAGGCGACGCTCATGAGTGAGGAGCCTTACAAGGCTATGGATTGCGCTCAGCTGGCTGCGAAATCGATCGATCTCAACACGCGATTGAACAACGACATTGCCCAGCAGCGCCGGGCGGCAAACAATGACGCCCTGGGTGTATTCGTGATTGGGATGCCAGTCGCTTCGATGTCAGGCTCTGACGTCGGCTCTGAGATTGCGCTGCTCAAAGGCGAGGTGAATGCGCTTCACCGGGTTGGTATCGCGAAGAGCTGCCCGCCACCGTTCGCATCCCCCGAACCGGGGACGACGATGGATTGACTTCGAGCGGCAGCTTATTGCTATCAGCCGGCCGAGAATTTCCCGATATACCTACCTAGGATAAAGATTTCGTCGAGTGGCAGGATCCTAGCGGCGTGCTTGGGGTTGTCGGACGCCACGTTGACGAGCACCTCATCATCCGATGGCTTGGACACGACTTCCAGGCGTTTGAACATCACGCCGCCGAACTGATCAGCCAAGGCATAGATGCCGGGTGGAGACGGCACGCGGTGCCGGAGATCGAGAAAGCCCACTTCGCCGGCAAAGAGCGTCGGCTCCATTGAATCGCCCTGCATCGGGAAGGCGGCAGCGTGTTCCGGTTTGACGCCAAGTCGAGACAGCATCCAAGACGGAATCACCCAATAGTCGCGCACGACTTCGGCCGCGAAGCGTGCTCCGCGCGCCGACGTGGCTTCGGAGATCATGGCGATCCCGCCAGCGCCGAGACCGGCTGTAACATCGACTTCGGCGATGCCGTGTGATGGGATTCCCTGGCGGCCGGTCTCCGCGCCGATTGTAGGCGTGTCTTCAAAATCAGGATCGGGCGGGAACTCTTCGCCCAGTGCGACGCGGGCGGGTTCGGGCTTGGGCCTCGCCACGGTATCATCGTCGAACAAGAGTTGATGCGCCGCCACTTTCAGAGGCTTCGCAAGACGCTCGGCCCACACTTTGGTCAGTTCGCGCTTACCCGCCTCGAGCTTGGCAATCTGCGCCTGTGACGTGCCGACGGCATCGCCCAGTTCTGACTGCGTCAGCCCGGCCTGTTCTCGGAAGTGCTTCAAGAGGCTCATGCCAGAACGGTATTGCAGGCCAACTGGCATAGCTAAGGCCAATACGGCATTTTTCGCTTGCGCACCGAATGCCAATTCGGCATGTTCCGTCATCATGAAACTCTCAACCTACCTTGAAGACAATAAACTGACGCACTCGGCCTTCGCCGAACGTATCGGCGTGTCTCAAGGTGCGGTCACTCGCTACGCCAACGGCGCGCGGCTTCCACGCCCGGCCGTGATGGCCTGCATTCGTCAAGCGACTGCGGGCGCTGTGACGTATCGGGATTTTCTCGAAGAGCCCGAGGCCGCCGAATGAGCGCGCCCGCCCTCTCCTTTCCGGCCTCGGCCGGTCCGACAAGCGCGCCCTCCTCCCTGCGGCGCGTGGCTGCCCAGCCTGTTGGGCATTTCCTCGAACTGGCCGAGCCCGCGCCCCGTGCGGCGCTCGGCCTTTTTCAAGGTGTCTTTGGTCTCGGTGCGCATGTGCGGGGGCCGCCTTGATCTGACTGCATCGCAGTGACGGTTCGTCCGTCTCTGTTGCCACGCACACTGACAGTTCCCCCTCGTTCCCACGACGGGAAAAGCCACACGCTTTTCCCGGAACGGGAAAGCTTTGTCCGGAGCACACCGCATGGCCCGCCCGATTTCCGACGCCTGGTTCCACCGCGTGAAATCCGCCACCCGCGACCTCGTTCAGGCCTGCGGCGGCGTGGTGCGCACCGGCGAGATCGCGCATGCCTCGAAATCCGAGGTTTCGCGTTGGCAGACGGCGACGGATGAATCGATCATCCCGCTCGCCGCCGTGCTCGTGCTCGAGGCGGATTGCGATCTGCCGCTCGTCACGACCGTGATGGCGGATCTCGGCGGCCGGCGCCTGGCCGAGCCGGATCCCGATTCCGGCGCCGCCATGGTGCTCGGCCCCTATGCCGACGTCATGCAGGCGGCATCCGAGCTGCTGTCGTCAACATCGGCTGCCGTTCGCGACGGCAAGCTGACCGTGGCCGAAATCGAGATCATGGATCGTAACGCGGCGGCGCTCGAGCGGGCCGCTGCCTCCTTCCGGCTCGCCACCGCCGCCGCCAAGGGCGGGCCGGCGCTCAAGGTCGTGGGGTCGGCATGACCGCCCGCCGCAACCTCGACATCTTCACCTCACCGCTGGCCTTCAGCGTGTTCTGCGTCGTCATGGTCGGCATCTGGGCAGCGATGATGCTTGCCCCGGCGCTGCTGATCGCGCGGCTCAAGCAACCGGCGATCGTCACGCCGCCTGCTCATGCGGAGGTGGCGCGATGAGTGCGAAGCCCTGCATTCAGCAATTAGCCGATCGGCCTTGGACGGACGGCGAGACGGCGCAGCTACTCCGGCTGCGCGAAGACGGGCTGACGATCGAGCGCATCGCCTTGCGGCTCGGCCGCACGCTCGCATCCGCCGGCAACAAGCTCAACCGCATCAACCGGGCCGCTGCCCGCCGCAACCGGAGGGCCGCTTGATGACGTGGATTCAGACCCGCTCCGGCAAGGTGCTCGATCTCTATGAGCCCAAGCCTGAAATGATCGATATCGAGCGCGACGTTGCCCCGGCGCTGGCGCTGATCAACCGCTTCAACGGCCATGCCGGCTGGTACAAGCCAGGCGACGGCAGCGATCCAGTCAACGGCTATTCCGTCGCGCAGCATTCCATTCTCGGCGCGCGGGCGCTGCTCGCCGAATGGAACGAGCCGGGCGTCGCCCTCGCCTTCCTGCTGCACGATTCGCATGAGTTCGCCATGGGCGATTTCACGACGCCTGTCGTCGCGGCGCTCGATCGGCTCGCCTGGCCGCGCGATTCCGGCGCTGTGTCGAATGCGCTGCGCGCCATGAAAGGCCGGCTGGACGCGGCGATTTATGCCCGGCTCGGCCTCGCCTACCCGATCGATATCCGCCTTTCCGGCATCGTCCGCGACATGGATCTCCGGATGCTCCGCCGCGAGCGGGACGAGCTGATGAGCGCGCCGCCGCAGCGCTGGCACCGGACGGTCGAGAATGCCGATCCGATTCCCGCGCTCGGCTGGCGCGACTTCCTGCCGATGCATCCCGATAACGCCACGCGTATCTGGCTGGCTCATCTCGCCGAATGGCTGCCGTTGGCGAACCGGGCAGGTGCGCGATGAGCAACGAAATCAAGCGCATCACGGTCGACGAACTCCATGCGGCCTTCAAGGCTCAGGGCGTACCGTCGCGCGAGGACATCGCGGTCAAATGCCCGATCTGCGGCACTGTCCAATCGCTGCGGAGCCTCGTTGCCGCCGGCGCGGGCAAGACGCCCGATGAGGCCGAACGCTTCATCGGGTTTTCCTGCGTCGGGAGATGGACGAATGCCGGGCCGCATCGCAAGGGCAGTGCCTCCGGCAAGGGCTGTGACTGGACGCTCGGCGGGTTCTTCAAGCTGCACAATCTGATCGTCATCGATCATGCCGGCGCAGAGCATCCCTATTTCGACCTCGCGTCGCCGGATGAGGCTCAGACCTTGGCAGCGAGGGCCTCGGCATGACCGGTAAATCCCCGATCGAATGGTGTGAGCAGACGTGGAATCCGATTGTCGGCTGTTCCATCGTCTCGCCCGGCTGCACGAACTGCTATGCGATCCCGAGGGCGTACCGCATCCGGATGGCGTCTGAGGTCACGGACGGGGCATCGCACTATTGCGGGACCGTCAAGCTCCACGAGAGCGGCAAGGCGATATGGACGGGCAAGGTTGCGCTGGCGCCGGACAGCGCGTTGCTCGCGCCGCTGCGTCGGCGGAAGCCAACCACCTATTTCGTCAACTCCATGGGCGATCTCTTCCATGAGAGCATTCCCGATGAGTGGATCGACCGCGTCTTCGCTGTCATGGCGCTGTCGCCGCAGCACACGTTTCAGGTGCTGACCAAGAGGTCGGCGCGGATGCGTGCGTATTTGAGCGCTGCCCGGGCTGCCCCTGTCGGCCTTGAAGCTTTCGGTCTGACACTTGATGCGATGGCCACCAACCCGAAATCGCGGGTTGGCGAAGGCTGCATCCTGCAGGGGGATATCGTGCATCTGCGCGATTGGCCTCTCCGCAATGTCTGGCTCGGCATCTCGGCCGAGGACCAGCGGCGCGCCGATGAGCGCATGCCGGATCTGCTGGCGACGCCGGCGGCGGTGCGGTTCGTCTCGGCCGAGCCGCTGCTTGGGTCGATAAGCTTCCGCTGGGCGAAATGGGATGGTTGGCGCGATAGCGCAGGCGGAGCTCGTTCTGCAGTCAACGAGTATGACGGCCTTCGCATGCTCGACTGGATCATCGTCGGCGGCGAGAGCGGCCCCGGCGCGCGACCGATGCATCCGGATTGGGCCCGGTCGATCCGCGATCAATGCGCGGCGGCGGGCGTGGCTTTTTTCTTCAAACAATGGGGAGCCTGGGCGCCGGCCGAGTTCGGCACCGATCCCGACAACGCGCATGCCCTCTACCAGACGGAGAAGGTCGCGCCTTTCGATAGCTGGAAGGCTCGCGTCTACGATCCTGATGCGACCGAAGGCGTGAACTGGCGGCTGCTCGGCAAAGCCCGTTCCGGACGGCTCCTCGACGGCGTGCTGCATGATGCCATGCCCGCGAGGGCATCGGGATGAGCGCGCGCGATCTCGTTGACCTCGACGTCTATCTGCACGCGCGTGGCGATCGCGGCGTGCTGATCTCGCGCACCGGCGACAAGCGGCATGCCGGCTGGGTGGCGCTGTCGCATTGCGATCTCGCCATGCGCGGCGATGTCCATGCGGTGGCAACGCTGCCGCGCTGGGCCGCCATTCAAGCCGGACTGCTCACGCCACGCGATGGCGAGGAACAGCCCAACCTTTTCGGGAGCCCCTGACATGATCGACTTCACGGAAGTGATCCATGCCCTCAAGGCAGAGATGAGCGCCTCGGCGCTGCGCCGGCAGGATATCGGCGCCGAGATGACGCGGCTGCATCTCGAAAACGACACCTGCCTCTCGACCGAAAACGAGATCCGCGCGGCGCTCGGCGCGCTCACACGGCTGGCGGAAAAGCAGGGCGCCGCAACTGTTGCAGTGACGGCGCCGGAGGCTATGCCGTACGAGGCACCGCTGCAGGAGGCCGCCGCGCCGATGGCTGGTGATGAACCCCTGCCCGCTGCTCCGGAGTTCGTGCCAGCATCACCGGATGATGTCCCGTTCGCGCACATCGCGGAGCCGCTGAACCGCAACGGCGTGATCCCGCGCGAGCGCTCAGCTGAGGCGATCCCGGAAGCCAAGCAGACTGCGGCGAAGGCGGTCGCCACGCCTGAACCGGCACCCGCGCGGACTGCCGAGCCGGTAGCGGTTGCACATATCGACGTGAAGCCGGATGCGCCGGCCGAATCCGCCCCGATGGGCGAAGGCCGCAAGCTCGCCAACCGGATCTCAGCCGAGTTGTCCGACCTCATGCGTGAGTTCCCGGAAGGGCCGACCATTCGCGAGCTTTCGCAGTGGTATGAGGCGCCGGATATGCGGGTGCGCGATGCCTGCCGCATCCTGGGGACGGATCGCAAAGCAAGCCTGCAGAAGCGCAAGTCGACCGGCTTTCTGCATCTGCTGCCGCATGGGGCGCGGCCGTGACCGACTCCTCGCCGGCGCCCGCGTTTCATCCGCTCGCCAATCTCTTTCCGCTGATCGAGGGCGAGGCCTTTGCCGAGCTGGTCGCGGACATCGCGGCGCGCGGGCTGGAAGATCCGATCGTGCTGCACGAGGGCAAGATCCTCGACGGGCGCAACCGCTTCCGCGCCTGTCAGGCTGCGGGCGTCGCGCCGCGCTTCACGATATTCGGGCTCGCGGCCGAGCCGTCGTCGTTCATGATCCGCGCCGCGCTCGCTGGCCTGCCGCTTACCGATCACGAGATGCGGTTGACGCCGATCGACCTTGGCGAGCTTCCGGCCGACTTCACCGTCGCCGGCGTGCCTGGCGCCGATGCGCTTGGCTATGTGATTTCGAAGAACATGCATCGCCGGCATCTGGACGCCAGCCAGCGCGCGCTTGTCGCGGCGCGGCTCGCGACGATGCGACCGGGCCGCCCTTCGGAAAAGGCCGAAATTTCGGCCATTTCCCAGCGAGAGGCTGCCGAAGTCATGAAGGTGGACCGAGCCAGCGTCCAATCCGCTCGCGCGGTGCTCGATCATGGCGCCTCCGAACTGATCGAGGCCGTCGAACGTGGCGATATCGCCGTCTCGGCGGCGGCTGATCTCTCGGCCCTGCCGCTCGAGGAACAGCGGCGCGTGATCGAGACTGCCGACAAGCGAGCGCTCGGCGCCGTCGTCAAGGCCGTGCGGGCGGAAAAGCAGCTGGAGAAGCGCGAGCGGCGCGAGGCGCGCGAGACCGGCCTTGCGGCGCGGCAGCGGGCTCTGCCCGAAAAGCGCTATGGCGTCATCTATGCCGATCCGGAGTGGCGGTTTGAGCCCTATAGCCGCGAGAGCGGCATGGACCGGGCAGCGGACAATCACTATCCGACCAGCCCCGAGAACGACATCGTGCTGCGGAAGGTCGGCGACATCGCGGCCAAGGATTGCGTGCTGTTCCTTTGGGCGACGGCGCCGATGCTGCTCTCGGCGGTCCGCGTGCTGCAGAATTGGGGCTTCACCTACAAAACGCACTGGATCTGGGAAAAGGACCGGATCGGCACCGGCTATTGGAACCGCAACCAGCATGAGCTGCTGCTGCTCGGCACGCGCGGCGACGTGCCGGCGCCAGCGATGGGCGATCAATGGCCGTCGGTGATCAAGGCACCCGTCGGCGAGCATTCGGCCAAGCCCGAGGTCTTCGTCGAGATGATCGAGGCCTATTTCCCGAACCTGCCCAAGATCGAGCTTAACGCCCGCCGCGCGCAGCCGGGCTGGGATGCTTGGGGGCTCGAGGCGCCGGAGGCAGCTTCGTGATGCGCGAGATCCTCGACTATCACCCGGCACCTCTATTCCGTGCCGACAGCCGCACGCGGCGCGACCGAAACAGCCCGAAGCCCTACGAGCACGTTGTCTCAATTTCGGGCGGGAAGGACAGCACGGCCGTCTACCTGTTGGCGATCGAGCGCGGCATGCCATTCACGGCCGTGTTTGCGGATACGGGGAACGAGCATCCGGCGACATACGAGTTTGTCGAACGGCTCGCGGAACGCGCGGGCGGGCCCCCGATCGTGACGGTCAAGGCCGACTTCTCGAAAGCTATGGCCCGCAAGCGCGCTTTCATCCTGAGAAATTGGGAGCGCATGGGGGTGTCGCCTGAGCGCGTAGAACGCGCCGCCGCGCTCATGTTGCCGACTGGAAACCCGTTCCTTGACTTGTGCATGGTTAAGGGACGGTTTCCGAGCGCCAAGAGCCGTTTCTGCACCGACGAGACAAAACTCGTCCCAATGTGGATAGGCGTAGAACGGCCAATCCTCGCGGATGGCCGCACGTTGATCAGATGGCTTGGGGTCCGTGGCGAAGAAAGCCTTGCCCGTCGCGACCTGCCGGGCTGGCAGCGCATGGGCGACCCTGTGCCATATTCCTTGCCGAAGCCGCATCACGCCGAAGCCTCAGAGCAGGGTTGGCGAACCTACGTCTATCGCCCGATCCATCATTGGGTTCGCGAGGACGTCTTTGCAATGCACGCAAGACACGGCATCACGCCCAACCCGCTTTATGGATGGGGTGCAGAGCGCGTCGGCTGTTGGCCGTGCATCTTCGTGAAGAAGGAAGAGCTTCGTCTCATTGCCGGCATCGATCCATCGGCGATAGACCGCCTCGATGAGTGGGAAAGCATCGTCTCCGATGTTTCGAAGCGCGGCGTCAGCACATTCTTCGCCGCGGTGGATGACCCCCTCTTCACGCCGGGGGTCATCGTAACGACCGCTGGGTTTGGCATTCGATCCTTCGTCGAATGGTCGAAGACATCCCGCGGCGGCCGGCAGTACGACCTCATGGCGCGCTTTGAGGCGGGTGCCTCTTGCGTCGAGATCGGGGTCTGCGAATGACGCTCCGCCTCCTCCATCTGCGCGGCCTGATCGAAACCGCCCGGCTCGATCTCTCCACCGAAAAGGCGACGCAGGCCGATATCGAAGCGCTGTTCACGGCCCGGCTGCAGCCCGGTTCGATCATCCGCGAGGCGCGTCTTTCCGCGGCCGATATTCCCGACTTCCTCGTTGGCGATGTCGTCGTCGAGGTCAAGATCGGCGGCTCGGCAGCCGAGATCCTGCGGCAGCTCGATCGCTATGCACAGCATGACCGCGTCGGTTCCCTGTTGCTCGTCACCAATGTCCCGATGCGCCTGCCGCAGGCGATCCGCGGCAAGCCGGCGGCCGTGGCGCGGCTGGGGGTGTCATGGATCTGACGCTCACTTTCGAGGCGGCGCGCCCGCTCGGTCTCATTCGGCATGAGCCCGGTCGGTGGGTGATCGAGCGCTGTGAACCGCATGTCGCGATCCGCCTCAAGCAGATCTTCCCGCGCATCCCGAAACAGGCCGTCGCGCCCTTTGCGCTCCCCGATGATCCGCTCACCTGCGCCGACATCGAATGGTTCGCGAGCCGCTATGCGTTCGAGATCGCCGGGCCGGATCTCGGCGCGCTGCGCGAGGGCAAGGATCTCTTCCACCGCAACTCGGCCGAGCTTGACCGCATCCTGCTGCCCGACTGGCAGCCCTTGGCAGGCGGCGCCGGCCTTCGCGACGGGCAGAACGGGCGCGCCTATCAGCACCAGGCCGTCGAGGTTGTCATGCGGCGCGGCGCGCTATTGCTCGGCGATGTCGGCGGCCTCGGCAAGACTTATGTCGGCGGGCTGCTCGCCGTGCGCCCCGGCGTGTTGCCGGTCGCGATCGTCGTTGAGGCGCATCTGCAGGCGCAGTGGAAAGAAAAGCTCGAGGCGTTCACGACGCTGCGGGTTCACTGCATCAAAACCACCAATCCGCTCAAGGAAAAGCTGCCCGATGCGGATGTCTATATTTGGCGCTACAGCCAGTTGGCCGGCTGGGTGTCGGTGTTCGCCGAAGGGCTGTTCCGCACGGTCATCTTTGACGAGATCCAGAAGCTGCGCACCGGGACGTCATCGGCCATGGGCGCCAGCGCCAAGGTTCTGGCCGAGAAGGCCTCCTACCGCCTCGGCCTGACGGGCTCGCCGATCTACGGCTATGGCATCGAGATATTCGCCGTTCTTCAGTTCATCGATGCGAATGTGCTTGGCGATTACTATGATTTTCAGCGCGAATGGACGAAGGACGGCAAGCACCTGTCCGAACCCAAGGCGCTCGGCACCTTCCTCCGTGAGCAGCATGTCTATCTGCGCCGGACCAAGGAAGATGTCGGCCAGCAGATGCCGGCCGTCAATCGCGTCATCCAGACCGTCGAGCATCATCAGGCCGATCTCGACGCCGTCGAGGCCATCGTGCGCGCCCTGGCGACGCAGGTCACTTTCGGCAGCTTCACCGAACGCGGCGAAGCGGCGCGGGAGCTTGATTGGCGGCTGCGCCATGCAACGGGGCTGGCCAAGGCGCGCAGCGTCGCCGCCTATGCCCGGCTCCTGCTTGAAAATGATCAGCCGGTGCTGCTCTGCGGCTGGCATCGCGACGTCTATGACATCTGGCTCAAAGAGCTGCACGAGTTCCGCCCGTTCCTCTACACGGGCTCGGAATCGCCGGCGCAGAAGGAAGCCGCCAAGCGGGCGGCGCTCGGCGGCGATACCGATCTCCTGATCATTTCGCTGCGCTCAGGCGCCGGCCTCGATGGGCTGCAGCACCGCTTCAGCGACGTCGTCTTCGGCGAACTGGACTGGTCGCCGGGCGTGCATCAGCAGCTCGTGTGGCGGCTCGATCGCGAGGGGCAGACGCGGCCCGTCACGGCGCATTATCTCGTTTCCGATGACGGGTCCGATCCGGTCGTGATCTCGCGGCTCGGCATCAAGGGCAGCGAGGCGCGCGGCGTCAACGATCCGCATCTCGGCGTCGAGAGCGTGCCGAGCGACACCAGCAACATTAAGGCGCTCGCCCGCCGCTATCTGACCAAGGCGCAGCTTGCCGCCGGTGTGGCCGAGCCGATTGCACCCGCCTTGCGCCCCTCGCCTTCGCTGTTCGACGGCATGGAGGCGACACCATGACCGCCACGCTGATGATCGAGATCGACGATGCCGACCTTGCGGCGCTCGCGGCGGCGGCGGCCGAGGAACAGCAGCCGATCGGCGAACTGGCGCGGCTGATCGTGCGCGCCGCCATCGCCGTCTATCGCGTCGAGAATGAGGATCGGAAGCCGGCCGGGCCAATGAGCCGCGCGACGCGACAGCGGCATTGGCGGCGCTGGCGCGTCGATGAGGCTGCGGTCGATGCAGCCCTCGCCGCTCCTGCGTCGCCAACGCCGACGCCCGGAGATCCACCGCCCGGGCGCTCGGCGCTCGCTGCGAAAACCGGCGCCACCCGACTTCCCCAGACTGTGGATCCGAAGCAATGAGCGGCCCGCGCTATTCCATCATTCCTCGCGCCGCCGTGGTCGATTCCCGCCTCGAGGGTCGCGATCTGCAGGTGTTGGCGCTGCTCGGCAGCCATACCGACAATGATGGCTGGTGTTCGCGCTCGCAGGTCAAGATGGCGCGCGAGATCAGCTGCGGCCGGGCGACTGTGCAACGGTCGCTCGGCCGGCTGATCGAATGTGGCTATGTCGATCACCGGCCCTTGCTCCGCAAGGATGGCGGCGATCGGGCGCATGAATATCGCGTGCTGCTCGATGAGGTCCGCCCGGGCGAATTCATCAACGAAAATGATGAATTGGCCGAGGTCGGAACGAGAGTCGGCGAAGGGTCCGAAGGGGCCGTTTCGGCTGCACCCCCCTGCCCACCAGTGGGCACCCCCCTGCCCACCGGTGGGCAGGGCGTGCCCACGCATGAGCGGGCACCCATAAGAACGACCCTTCTAGAACGATCAGAGAGAGAAGCGCGCGAGCGCGAGGCTGGCGGACCAAGGGTCGCCAAGCTTGATGCCGGAGCGGCGCGGGCAGCGGCTGCGGATGCGGCACGGGCCGATACGGCATTCTCGGCCTGGTGGGCGGCTTGGGATGGCTCGCAGGATGACAATCTCGTCCGCTCGCATGCCGCATGGCTGCGGCTTTCGGATGAGGACAGGCGGACGGCCGTCGAATTCACGCCGGTGGCGCTTGCCCGCCGCAAGCTGACGCGCAGCAACTATCGGGCCTTCACCTATCTGGAAGAGCGCAAATGGCTGGACCTAAGGGCGTCTTCGACAGGACCGGTTTCGGCGAATGAGGCGCGCGTGCCGCTGCCGCCGCGCAGCCAGGCCGCTTTCGCCGTGTTCTGGCGGCGCTGGAAGGCCGGCGATCCGGTCAAGGTGATGTTTAGCGAGATGCTGCAGCGGCCTTATGGCGTGCTGCCTTCACAGATGCCCGGCGAGGCCGAGACCGCCGCCCTCGTCAAGATCGAGGTCGCCCGAGACGGCAGGGCAACCGAGGAAATGGCCGCATGGCGCGATGAGATGGCGAAGGTCGGCATCAGCTTCACGCCCGGCGATATCGGCATGCCCTTCGTCTGGGTGCCGAGCCGCTGGCCGCCTGGCTGGGGCGCGGCGGCGAGCGTGGCGGATGAGTATTTCGGTGACGAGGTGCGGCTGTGACGGCAACGGCGAGGCTGGCGATGGACGAGCGAAAGATCTGGCGTGTCGGCGATATCGTCGAGTTCCTGCCCAAGCCGGCGCCGACGCCGCAGCCAGTGTTCGAGGGCGGCTGGAACATCATCGTCGCGCATGAGCGGACGGAGCACTTCGTCATGCGTTCGGCGATGCTTGCCGGGCTTGAGGCGTGGTATCCGGAGCGCACCTATTGGAGCAACGTCACCAGACGTCATCCGGAACCGTGGAAGCTGAAAGCGCCGCTGTTTCCTGGCTATGTGTTCTCTAGGGCAGCCGCCGGGCAGTCCTTCTATGACCGCGTCAATGCCATGCGCGAGGTCGTCACGAGGCAGCGCGGTGATGAAGTCGTGATCGTCCCGACGAACATCCCGATCGCGGTCGGGCTCTTGAAGTCGCGCGAGCGGCTGCTCACGATTCGTGCTGGCGATATCGAACGGCTGCAGACTCAGGTAGCCGCCGGCGTTTTTGACGAGACGAAGGGCGCTGTGCGCGGCAATCCGAGAGGGTTACGCACAGGCGATGCGGTGCAGATCATCGATGGCCCGTTCGCATGGTTTGAGGCGATTGTTGCGGAAATCCAATCGGATAAGGGCCTCGCCTTGGTGGAAGTCAGCATCTTCGGCCGGATGAGCCGCACCGAAATGCCGCTTGACGCTCTGAAACGGATCGCATAGCCGTTGGTGCAGGACGAGATCGCGAAAGAGTGTTGAAGGGTTCGGCCGATAGGCCACCTGTTCCACACGCGGCCCCAGAAGACGGCAGAAGCTGTTCTTCGTGGTGGCGAAGCATGGCCCGGATGCAGAGATGCAGGCCGGGCTTTTGTGTGTCTAGGGGTATGGATGCCTGACGATGGGGCGACCGCCTCATGCAAATCTCCATCAAGGATAACCTTCAAGCCGCGAGGCGTTCCCTCCTCCTCGATCAGAAACAGTTCGGGCGGGAGATCCCGAGGGCGCTGAACTTCACGGCTGCCGAGACCCGCAAGGTGCTGCGCTCTGAGATGGAGCGCGTGTTCGATCGGCCAACGCCGTTTACGCTCAACGGCATGTTCGTCCAGTCGGCAACCGAAGCCGACCTGAGCGCGGCGGTATTCTTCAAGGACTTCGCACCCAAGGGCACGCCTGCCGGCAAGTATCTCCGCGCTCAGATCGAGGGTGGCAGTCGTCGGCAGAAGCGGTCGGAGCGGGCATTCGCCGCGGCCGGGCTGTCGGGGAACCGGGGCTTCTGGGTGCCTGGGTCAAGCCTCAAGCTCAATGCCTATGGCAATGTGCCCGGCTCGGTCATGGTGCAGATCCTTGCCGCGGTGCGCGCGTTCGGCGAGGTCGGATATGTCGCCAACAAGACGGCGAACTCTGCGAAGCGCAACAAAAGCTACCGTGCTCGCGACTACTTCGTCATCCCGCCTGGTCATCGGCTGAAGCCTGGGGTGTGGGTGCGAGTGGGGCGGGACATCTGGCCCGTTCTGTTGTTCGTCGAGGCTGTCAGCTATCGCAAGCGGTTCGACTTCTTCGGCAAGGGTGAGACGTTCGCCCGCTCGAGGTTCGAGATCGAGATCGAGAATGCGGTGCGCCGCACCTTCCGGCACCAGTCGGGTCGCTGACCTGCGCTTCCGGGAGGTCGATCGACCCCTGCCCCCTATCCCCATGGGTCCCTCTGGCACCTGACCCCCGCGCGGGTAATTCGAGCGCCGAGGTAGAACTAGTGAGGCTGGTAAAACCTGTGTTGACGATGGTTGACGTGGTTGACGGTCATGCAAACGGTTGACGATGCAAGCGGACTGCACGTCAGTGTGTCCGAGCTGGCCCGGATGAAGGGCCTTTCCAAGCAGGCAATTTCGAAACGGCTTGGACGCCTCGTCGAGGATGGGCTGATCAGAACGCATGTGCGCGGCCGTGAAAAAGTCGTGTCGCTTGCCGAGTGGGATACCGTCACGCGGGATGTAACGGATCCCGCGAAGGTGGCGGGCGCCCGCACCCGGTCCGGCCGCAACCTGTCGGCCGAGCCAATAGCCGATGGCGCGACATCGCCAGAGGATGCAGCGCGGTCGCCGTCCTACAATCGCGAACTGACCCGCAAGGCTGGCTATGATGCCGACCTCAAAGAGATCGAGCTGCGCAAACAGCGCGGCGAACTGCGGACGGTTCAGGACATCCAAGCGGCGGCGACGAAAGTCGGAGAGACACTGGTCCGCCTGATCGAGCAACTCCCGACGCACGCCGACGATATCGCGACGGCGCATGGTCGCGGCGGCGCCTCTGCGGTGCGTGATCTTCTGAAGGCGAAGGCGCGCGGCATGCGCGAGGCCGTCGTGCAGGCGCTGGAAGCCCTGGCTGCCGGCGCCGAAGAAAGCGACGCCACACAGGACGACATAAACTGATGGCGCTCGGCTTTCCGCCTGTCCTCGGACTGATCGTCTCGGCGGTGGTGCAGGTCGTCGCACCGCCGGCGCCGCTGGTGCCCTCGGTCTGGATGACCGATCACCTTTTTGTCCCGGATGGGCCACGCGCCGGCGGTCGCTGGGACAAGGACCTGACGCCCTATGTCGCTGAGATCGTCGATACGCTCGGCCCCGAGTCGCCGCACACAATGGCCGTCTGTCGCAAGAGCGCGCAGACCGGCGTCTCGATCGCCGCAATCGGGCTCGCCGCCTCCTATATCGATCGGGCGCCGTGCCGTATTGGTTACGCTCTGCCGACGATCGACGCGGTGCAGGAGTTCAACCGAGAGAAGCTGACGCCGACGATCGACAATACGAAAGAGCTGAAGGCGCGCATTCGGCCGCAGACGGCGCGGTCCGGCCTCGGTTCGACCGTCACCACTAAGCCGTTCTCCGGCGGTTCACTGCGCCTCATCAACGCGAACGCGGCCGGCGAACTCAAGTCCAAGACGCTCAAGGTCGGCATCGGTGACGAAGTTGACGAGTGGGCCGACAATCTCGACGGCCAGGGCGATCCTTGGGAACTCTTCCTAAACCGCTTCATCTCGTTTCATGCGACCGGCGACTATCGCGTCCTGGCGCTCTCGACGCCGACGCTGCTTGGCTCGTCACGGATAGATGCCCTCTATCTGCGTGGCGATCAACGTCGCTGGCATATCGACTGCCCGCAATGCGGCGATGCGATCGTGCTGGAATTCCAGCATCTGAAGTTTGAACGGAAGCCGCCTTATCTGGCGCACTATGTAGCGCCCTGCTGCGGCCGTCCGATTGAACATCACGAGAAGGCCGCGCTTGTCCGCGAGGGTCGGTTCGTTCCGACCAATGCCGACGGTCTGTACCCGAGCTTCCATGTCGACGCTCTGATCTCGCAGCTGACGACATGGGATAAGATCGCCGAAGCATGGCTGCTGGCAGAGGGGATTGAGCAGAAGGAAAAGGCCTTCTTCAACAATGTGCTCGGCCTTCCATACGAGATCCGCGGTGACGCACCCGATCACGTCCGCTTGCTCGAGCGCCGCGACGACTATTCCGAGAACATCATTCCGCCGCTCGGACTGTTGTTCGTCGCGGCAGCCGACGTGCAGCATTCTGGTATCTGGGTCGAGGCGGTTGCCTTCGCGCCGGATCGTCGCAGCTGGTCGATCACGGCGCGCTTTCTTGAGGGCGACACGACCGATCCGCAGTCCGGGGCCTTCCTAAAGCTCGCCGCGTTCTATGACGAGCGCTTCAAGGATGCCTATGGAAACGACCGCCAGATCGACGCGTTGGCGATCGACGCCGGCGATGGCGGTCGCGCCAACCAAGTCTATGCCTTCACGCGCAGCCGGGCCCGGGCTTATGCGATCAAGGGTGTTCCCGGTTGGAATCGCCCGGCCATCGGTACGCCAACCGATGTCGCGATCACGCTGAAAGGCGTCAAGATCAAGGGACGCTCGCGTCTCTGGCCGGTTGGAACATGGTCGCTGAAGGCCGAGTTCTACGCCAACCTCCGCAAAGATGGTCGAAAAGCCGGACAGGAGATCGACCCGCCCGGCTACTGTCACTTCGGCGAACACAACGACCTCGGCTATTTCAAGCAAATCACGGCCGAATATCTCGCGGAACAGTCCGTCCGAGGCCGCACGACAGTCGCATGGAAGCGGACGGGGCCAAACCATCTGCTCGATGCGCGGGTCTACGCGATGGCGATGGCCGAGCATCTCGGCTTGACCCGGAAAACCAAGCAAGAGTGGCAGGCGCTAGCGCGGATCTACGCGCCGTCTGCCGATGATGGATCGCTTTTCGCAACCGCACCGCTCGTTGCAGAACGCGACGCCGCGCCGGCCGTCGCTCCAACGACTGTGGCGGCAGAGTTCGCGCGCTCGATTGAACAGAAACGCAGTGTCGTTCGGACAGCACCTGTTCGCCGCGTCCGCTCAAAGGGGATTTCCTGATGCCCGTCATCGACCTTGCAATGGCCCAAGCCCAGCTTGCTGCCTGGCTGGAGGCGTCGGCTGCAGTCGCCAGGAACCAGGAATACCGCATTGGCGACCGGACGTTGCGCCGTGTGGATGCCGCTGAGATCCGCAATCAGATCGACTATTGGGAAGGCAAGGTCCTGGCCGCATCGCCACGCCGTAGCCGCACGCGCTACGTGGTGACGCAGTGAGCCGACTGCCGACCGTCCATCCGACATTTGCTGACCGGCTCGTCAACTGGTTCAACCCGGTTGCGGGCGCTCAGCGTCTGCGGGCGCGCATGATGACTGCAGCGCTCGGCGGCTACACCGGCGGTCGCCGCGATCGCCGTTCGACGCGCAACTGGCGCGGCAAGGAAGAGAGCGCCAACGTCGCGGTTATTCCCGACCTGCCGGATCTGCGTTGGCGGTCCCGCGATCTCATTCGAAACATGCCGCTCGCGGGCGGTGCGATCGCCACGAATGTGACCAATGTCATTGGAGATGGCCTGGTCCCGCGGCCGCAAATCGATCGCGAACTTCTTGGACTCAGTGAGATCGAGGCCGACAGATGGCAGGCCCAAGCGCGTCGCGAGTTCATGCTCTTTGCCATGCGCTCGGATTTCACGCGTGTGCAGAACTTTTTCGAGCAGCAGCAGCTCGTCTTCCGGGCACAACTCGAATCTGGGGACGTGCTCGCGGTGCGGAGGTTTCGGCGCGATGCGGGCGACAGCTACGGACTAAAGGTGCAGATCGTCGAGGCTGATCGCCTCTGCAATCAGGATTACCAGGCCGACAGCGACACGCTGGTCGCCGGCGTCGTCATCAATGCCGACGGCGTGCATACCAGCTATCAGATCGCCGATCGTCATCCGCTCGATATCCGCAATCAGGGTGCGCGGTGGACGACCGTCCCGGCCCGCGACACATTTGGTGATCCACTCGTCATCCACATGTTTGAGCGGCTGCGCCCCGACCTTGCACGCGGGGTGCCGTACCTCGCGCCCGTCATCGAAGCGCTGAAGATGCTCAGCGATTATGCCGAGGCCGAGCTGAAATCAGCTCTGATCTCGGCCATGCTCACCGTCTTCATCACGCGGCCGGACGCTGGCAATGAAGACGCGCCGCCGGTCATCGGGGACGCGGCCGCCAATGCGGCTGCGAATGAGGTTGAGCTTGGCAGCGGCGCGATTGTCGACTTGGCACCGGGCGAGAAGCCGGAATTCGTCAACCCCGGCAGGCCTAATCCTGAGTTCGATCCGTTTGTCCTGTCGATCCTGCGTCAGGTTGGCGTCGCCCTCGACCTGCCCTTCGAGATCTTGATCAAGCATTTTACGTCGAGCTATTCGGCCTCGCGGGCAGCGCTCGAAATGGCGTGGCAGATGTTCAGGCGCCGCCGGACGCTCGTTGCCGATCGCTTCTGCGATCCCGTTTATGCGTGGCTGATCACCGAGGCTGTGGCGAGTGGCCGGCTGATCGCGCCGGGGTTCTTCGAGGATCCTGTTGTTCGCGCCGCATGGCTCGGATGCGAATGGGACGGCACGTCGCCAATCGCCCTTGATCCGAAGAAAGAGGCTGATGCCGACAAGGTCGACCTCGAGACGGGGGCCAAGACGCTTGAGGAGATCACCCAGCAGCGCACCGGCGGCAACTGGCGACGCAAGATCGAACAGCGCGGCCTCGAGGAAAAATTGAAACGCGAGGTGGGCATGCTGGCGGCGACCCCGTCTCAGCCGACGCCTGACCCGCTCGCCCCTGCCGATCCCCTGGAGGAATGACCGATGCCGCACCGACTGATCGTCAATGACGAACTCGTTCTCTATGGCTATGTCGGCATCGCCAGCTGGTTTGATGAGAGCGGCTTCACAGCCCGCGAGGTCATCGAGGCGCTCGCTGAAATCGAAGGCGACGTTGTCGTCCGGATCAATTCGCCGGGTGGCATAGCGACCGAGGGCAGCGCGATCTATGCGGCCCTGGTTGCTCATGACGGCACTGTCACGGTTCGCATCGAGGGCATCGCCGCTTCGGCTGCCTCCGTTATCGCGATGGCGGGCGAAGAGATCATCATGGCCAACGGGTCCCTGATGATGATCCACGATCCCGCCGGCGTCACGATTGGCACGGCAGCGGATCACCGCGCGACGGCGGTTGCTCTTGACGTGATGGCGGGCGCGATGGCCCGGATCTATGCGAAGCGCTCAGGCAAGAGCGTTGCTGAGGCGCGCGCCATCATGCAGGCCGAGACCTGGTTCGATGGATCCGAAGCTGTTGCGCAAGGCTTCGCCACAAGCGACGAGACTGGCGGCGCGATCGAGGCCGCCGTGCCCATTTTCGACTATCGCAGTTTCCAGCATGCCCCCGATCGGCTCGTCGCGCAGGCCGATCGCTGGCGATCCGAAGGTCGCAAGCTTGCGGCGTTCGGGCAGCCCACCGCCAGCGCGATCTCTACCAGCCCGGCCACGGTCGTTGCCTCGCCGGCGTCAGCTTCAACAGGAACGAAGGAGGCCACCGTGCCCGAAATGAAAGACATCACGCTTTCGATGGTCCGCGAACAGCGCGGCGACCTGGTCAAGGAGTTGCTTGCATCTGCCGACGTGACGGCGATGGCGACGGCAAGCGCGGCTGCTGAGCGCGACCGGATACTTGGAATCGAAAATCTCGGCGCGACCGGTCATGACGCGCTCGTCGCGGAGATGAAGGCCGACGGCAAGACTTCGCCGGCCGAGGCCGCGCTGCGCATCATGGGCGCCGAAAAGGCGACCCGTGGCACGCGTATGCAGGCCCTGGCGGATGCCGACAAGACGGTCCCGGTTGCGACGGCGCCGACGGCCAATCCGCAGCCCGCCGCGCCTGTCGCTCCTGTTCCGGTCGTGGCGGCTTCGCCCGACGGCTGGAAGGCCGAATTTGTGGCTTCGGCAGACCTGCAAGCGGAGTTCCGCAGCGTTGAAGCCTATGTCGCCTTCAAGTCGGCGACCGCAGACGGCCGCGCCCGCATCAAGGCGGCCTGACCTTCGCCCTCCCGCAACCGGCCGCGTCGAAGGCGGCCCTGACGTACTGGAGATCTAAGAAATGACCACGCTTGCCGCGGACGCTGTCCGCGATTATTCGCTCGGCGAGATCGAGGAGTATCCGGTCATCGCCGCCGACATCATCTATCAGGGTGCCGCTGTAGGCGAGAATGGTTCGGGTTATGCCCGTCCCCTAGTCGCCGGCGACCCCTTCCTTGGTTTTGCCGATCGTCAGGTCGATAATTCAGCCGGCGCCGCAGGCGCCAAGACGGTGCGCGTCAAGACAAAGGGCAGGCTCACCCTGGCGATCGCCGCGATCGCGATCACCGCCAATGATCATCCGGCTGTGTATGCGTCCGACGACGACACCTTTACGTTGACCGTCGGCACCAACACCCTCATCGGCTATGTGAGCCGCTGGGTCTCGACCGGTGTCGCCGTTGTCGAGTTCGATACCGCCCTCGTCAAGGCCGCGTTGCAGGCCTGATCTGTCGCCGAAGGCCCGGCGTTTCGGGCGCCCTCCGGCTCCGCTTCTCACCCCTGACAATCTGGAGAGTTACCCATGGCGCCCAACCGCCTGCTGACCAGCCGTGCCATCATCGGCGAATTCTACAACCGCCTCACCGTCGCCCCTGCCGGCTGGATCGGCCGCTATGCGATGAAGATCTCGTCCAACCAGGCCAGCGAAAGCTATGGCTGGCTCGGCATGGTTCCGACCATGCGCGAGTGGGTCGGTGGCCGCCAGGCAAAGGATCTTCGGGAGAACGGCTTCAACCTTGCCAACAAGGATCATGAAGCAACGCTTGAGATCAATGTATCGGATCTTCGGCGCGATGCGTCAGGCCAGATCCTCGTTCGCATCGGCGAGCTTGCCAATCGTGCGCAGTCCTATCCTGCGAAGCTGATGTCGGCCCTGATCATCAATGCAGAGTCGACGACCTGCTATGATGGCCAGTACTTTTTCGACACTGATCACAGTGAGGGCAACTCTGGTTCGCAGAGCAACGACATCTCGTACGATGTCGCGACGCCGACCAAGCCGACCGTGGAGGAGATGCGCGACGCCATTCTCGCCGGCATCCAGCAGGTCATCGGCCTGAAGGATGATCAGGGCGAGCCGATGAACGAGGGGGCGACCCAGTTCGAGGTCATGGTGCCGATCTCGCTCTGGGGTACCGCCGTTTCGGCGGTCTCGCTGCAGACCCTCGGTGGTGGCGCGACCAACATTCTGCCGAACCTCGCGAACCTGCAGATCGTCGTCGTGCCGAATGTGCGGCTGACCTGGACGGACCGCTTTGCGATCTTCCGGACCGATGGCGAGACGAAGCCCTTCATCCTGCAGGAGGAGCTGCCGATTTCGGTCGACGCCATTGCCGAGGGCTCCGAGCTGGAGTTCAAGGAGAAGAAGCACTGGTATGGCGTCCAGTGGGCCGGCAACGTCGGCTACGGGTACTGGCAGCACGCCTGCCTTGTGACGCTCACCTGATCGACGCTCTGACAGTCCGGCCGCTTTGCGCGGCCGGATCATCGGATCGTCGAAAGGAAACCCATCATGCAAAGTTATCGAATTGTTGGCGGGACCGCCCATATCGGTCTCGGCGAAGTCGTCGTGCTCACCCATGCGCAGTTCGCCTCGCGAGCGCACAATGTCGATGTCGTGCGCCGCTCCGGCAAACGGGTCGAAGTGCGCGCCCGCGTTCCGCTTGAATTCAAGGACGGCGAAATCATCGGCCTTCATGCCGAGCCGCCCAAGAATATCGTCCATCTCCTTGTCGCCGAGGAAAAGGGCGAGAAGGCGAAGGAACCGCCGCCGATTACGGGTGGTCCTCCGCAAGAACCTCCGGCTCCCCCTGAGCCGCCGGCCGCCTGATGGCTGTCGAGAGCGATGCCGATCGGGCCGTGTTCGTCAATCCAGACGAATTCGGCCGGGTCGCGCTCTATGCCAAGGCGGGCGCAGCGGAAGCTGTAGCCGTCCCGGTTCTGCACGATCTTCCGTCGACGCAGCTTTTCGACGGACCTGGGCTCGCATCTGACGAGCCGAGCCTGACCGTCCGGATCTTCGATCTTCCCGTCGGCTATGGCGTCGATGACGTCGTCACCGTCGATGGCGCGACCTACGCCGTGCGCAAGATCGACCGCGACGGGCGGGGCATGGCACGGCTGCAGCTTGAGGACATAGGGGAATGAACCACGCCCGTATGTTGATCCGCGATGCCGCAGCGGCGGCCCTCACGGGGCTTGATACGACCGGCACGCAAGTCAAGGCGAGTTGGCCCTACGCGACGGCGCCGGAACAACTGCCTGCGCTCCGTATCTTCATGCCCAGCGAAGATCTCGACGATCAACTTTCCAATCTGAACAGTCGGACCGGCCGTGTCGTCACGATGATTGTCATCGGCTATGCCGCCGGCGCCCTCGTCGCCGACACGCTGGACAGGATTGCGGCTGAAACCGAGGTGGCCCTTGCCGCCAGCGGCAATCTCGGCGGGCTCGTCAAGGCCATCGACTATCGCGGCACGACTGTCGATATCGACGGCGATGGCACCAAGCGCTCCGGCGAAATCCGGCTCACCTTCGGCGTCCGCTATCGCACGGCCGTCGCCGATCCCTCACAGACAACCAACTGAGGACATCGCCATGGGCGTCCATATCGGCAATGAAGGCCAGGTCAAGATCGGTGCCAATGTCATCGCTGAGGTCACCGGATTTCAGATCACCGAAAATGCGGCGGTGGCGGATACGTCCACGCTCAGCACGGCGTGGGATACGCATCTGGCCGGTTCGAAGAGTTGGTCGGCTCAGATCGATTGCTGGTGGGATGAGACCGATGCGGACGGACAGGGCGCGCTCGAGGTCGGCTCGACCGTCTCGCTGCTGAACCTCTACTGTGCCGGATCCTCCGTCGGCGACACGTATTTCACCGGCGATGGCACCGTGACGCAGATCACGCGGCAGGTCGCCCGCAACCAGACGCAGACCGCGTCTTTCCAGGTGCAGGGCAATGGCCAGCTGGCCAAGGCGACCGTGCTGGCCTGATCTCAAGCTTTCCTTCTCTTCATCCTCTGGAAATCACCATGAACATCATTGACCGTGTACAGCGGCACTATGACGACCTCGGACGCAAGTCGATCGACGTCCCCGAATGGGGAGAAGATAACACCCCGCTCAAGATCTACTGGACGCCGCTCACGGCGCTTCAGCATCGCAAGATCGTCACCGGTGAGGATGGCCGCACGGCCAAGCTTCTCGTCAGCGTGCTGATCATGAAGGCCGAGGACGGCGACGGGCGGCGTATCTTCAAGGAAGAGGATCGCGGCGTGCTCATGAGTAAGGTCGATCTGCACGTCATCACGCGCGTCGCCAACGCCATCCTCGCCGAACGCACGATCGAGGAACTCGAAAAAAACTGATGGACGATCCCGAGCGCGTCTTCCTCTTCGCGCTCGCGGATCACTTCGGCATGCCCGTCGCGGACCTCGAGACGCGGCTTCCGCATGAGGAACTGAGCGAGTGGGTCGCCTGGCAGCGGGTGATGAAGCGGATGCGGGGCTGAGGCATGGTCGAGAATATCCGGTTCGACATCACGGCGCGGGATGAAACCACTCGCGCCTTTCGTCAGATCGACGCCAATCTCAACCGGACGATGGCCGGCTTTCGCAAGTTCGAGGCTGGCATCATTGGCTTCCGCGGGCAGCTCGGCGGCGCCCTTGCCGTCACGGCCAGCGCGACAGGTCTGCTTTATCTAGAAAAGCGCTTCGTCGACATGGGCTCGAAAGTTGGCGATACCGCCGACAAGATCGGGATCACGTCCGACCAGCTGCAGGAACTGCGTTACGGGGCGCAGCTCGCGGGCGTCGAGACCGAGACGCTCGATGGCGCCCTGCTCATCTTCACCCGCAATCTCGGCAATGCCGAGCTGGGGCTCGGCAAGGCCCGCGGCGCGCTCAAGGAATTGGGTGTCGAGTTTGAGGAACTGAAGGGGCAGTCGCCCGCCGAGATCTTCGGAAAGGTGGCCGACGGGCTTGCCCGGATCGAAGATCCGATGAAGCGCAATGCTCTGGCAGCGCAGCTTTTCGGCCGTTCGGGTGCCGAGCTTGGACCGTTGCTCTCGGAAGGCGCCAAGGGCCTCGAGGCCTATGCGGATAATGCGCGCAGTCTCGGCCTTATCGTGCATGAGGATATCATCCGCGCCAATCAGGAGGCGGGCGACAGCTTCGACACGATCGGTACGGCGATCGATGCGGCCGGCATGAATATCTCAGCGGGCTTCTTGCCGGCGATCCGCGAGATCGAGGACATTATGACCTCGTCCGGCTTTCAAAGCGGGCTGCGTGATGCGGCGGCGGGCGTCTCCCAGTTCGTCCAATCTGCGATCGAGCACTATGACGAGCTTGTCGCCGTGGTCGGCGTCATGGGTCGTCTCTACCTGGCGTTTCAGGGGTTCAAGATTGGCAAGGCGGCCGGCCCGGTCGGTATGGTCGCCGGCGCCGCGGCGGGCTATTTCGCGCCCGAGATCGCCGGCGCTCTGTCGACAGCTGGTGACGGACGAGCCCCGCTCGATGCCAATTCCAACGGGAAGAAAGTCCTTTCGCTGGACGTCACCACGCCGGCTAATCAAGCGGAAATCGACCAGTATAACGCGGCGCGCGACACGCTCGCTCTTGGCCTTCGCCAGAATTCGGCGAAGCGGGGCGACTGGAGCGGCGAAGACTTTCTTACCGGTGGCGACGGCTTTACCGATGGTGGCTTCGGTGGCGGCGGTGGTGGGGCGGGTAAAGGCAAGAGCGGAGGGAAGACGAGCCGCGACCGCGCGGCCGATGCCGTGAAGCGTGTCACCGACAATTTGCAGGATCAGCTCAAGATGCTCGGGATGACCGGGCGCGAACAGGCGATCTACAATGATCTGACCCGGGCAGGCGTCACTGAGAATGACGCCGCCGGCCAGGCTATTGCGGCACTTTCCGGCGCGCTTTACGACCAGAGCGCAGCCCTCGAGGAGACGCAGCGAGCGATCGATGCGGCCCGCGGCATCAGCTTCGAATTCGCATCGGGTCTCATTTCGGATCTTCGCGATGGCGTCTCAGCAGCCGAGGCGCTCGGCAACGCATTTGATCGTCTTGCTGATCGCCTGATCGACATGGCGCTCGATGAGACCATCAATTCACTCTTTGCCAATCTGGGTGGCGCGGCGCGCGGTGGAGGTGGCGGCGGGGGCGGGTTGCTTGCTGGGCTTATCAAGCTATTTGGTTTCGCGGATGGCGGATGGACCGGAGGCGGCGGCCGCGGCCAAGTGGCCGGCGTGGTCCACGGACAGGAATTCGTCGTCAACGCCGCGGCGACGTCGCGCAACCGCGCCCTCCTGGAAGCGATCAACGAAGGGCGGCCCGGTTTTGCTGCCGGCGGCTATGGCGGCGGCGGCAGCTATGCGCCGGCCGGCGGCGCCAGCGGGCCGATCGTCTTTCACCAGACGATTAACCTCGAGGGCGCGACGGGCGACAAGCAAATCAGGGAACTCGTCACGCGCGCCTCAATGCAGGCGGTGGAGGCGTCGACCGCAATCGCCCGTAAACAGGCTGCCGCCTGGGTCTTTGAGGCGCAGTCGTCAGGGGACTACCGTTCGTGACGATAATTGTGTGGCCAGATGCCCTCGAGCCCACGCAGGTCAGCGTCAACTCCGTATCGATATCTCGTTCGGGCGGGAAGTCGATAGGCGGTCTTGAGCGGGCGATCCTGACGGATGTCGGCTATTGGTCGGTGACGATGACGCAGATCGTGCTGGCGTCGTTGGTGCAGCGGCAGCTTTGGAATGCCGTCCGCTCATCCTTGCGCGGACGTTCGGGTCTCATCGAGGTTCCCGTCTGGAGCCGGGAAAGTGCGCCTTATGCGGGAGGCGTGTGGACCCCTAGGCTTGTTCCCTATGACGATGGGGCGACATTCGACGACGGCGGTCTGCATGACAACGGCCCGGGTGTTGAGATCCGTATGCACGCCAGCGCGTCGATCGGCGCAACCGTCGTGACGCTGCGTCTTGTTTTAGGATCTGAGCAGCTGTCGGGTATCCGTTTTTCGTATGGCGGGGCGCTTTATGAGACCGGCCTGGCGCTTTCGGTCGAGGGGGATTTATGGGAGGTCCCGGTATTCCCCGCGATCCGGGCCGTGATCCCCAGCGACGCCGATCTCGAAATCGAGCGTCCGACCTGCATCATGCATCTTGCGACGGATCGGGAGATGGACGTCACGTTTTCGCGGTCGCAGGTCGACAAGCCGACGGTTAACTTCGTTGAGGCGGTCGAGTATTGGGCGGATATGGCGGGCTGAAATGACCATCAAGAGTATCCGCATTCTCGTCCGCTTCGATTTCCCGAGCGAGACCGTCCGCTTATGGGACGGATCCGGCCCTTATGTCGATCCAGATGGCGAGACATGGAGGGGCAGTCTGACCCTCACCGGCCTTGACCAGGTGGAGCTGGCGATCAACGGCGAGGCGGTGACCTTTGCGCCTGAACTGGCGGCCGATGATCCTGAGCTTATCGACCTTGCTTATGGGTCGATGGAAGAGGGCGACGTCATCGGGTCGACGATGCAGCTATTGATCCAGCCTTGTGACGAATATCATCAGCCGGTCGGCGCGCCGGAGGTTAGGCTTACCGCGACGATCGACAATGTGATCTTCAGGGAAGAGGCATCGGGCGACGCGCATCTGGCAAGCGTGGTCGCCGAATGCACCAACCGCTTTAATCTTCGCAATCTCGTTTCCGGCGCGGTGCTTTCCGATGTCGATCAACGAGCGCGCGCTGCGATCCTCAATCCGTCTGGAACCTCGGATCGCTTTTGCGAGCGCGTTCCCGCCTTGGCCGACCATACGATCGCATGGCCGAACCTCTGATGATCGCCGATCTCGACGCCTTTCTCGCGAGTTATGGCGATCGCCCTTGGGTCTGGGGAGAAGTCGATTGTTCTCTCGTGCTGGCTGATTGGGCGATCGCCAATGGCCATCCGGACTCCGCGGCGCAGCTGCGTGGCAGCTACGCGACGCATCAGGGTTGCCTTGCGGTTGTCGCGGCCGCTGGCGGCGTCGTGCCGCTCGTTGCTGCCTGTGCCGCCGTTCTCGGCCTCGATGCGCTGGCGGTACCCGAACGGGGCGCTATCGGGGTAGTGGGCGCCGCCAGCAATATGCATCGCCAATGGGGTGCCATCTTCGATGGTCGTGACTGGCAGGTGCGGCTTGAGCCGCGCTTCGTCGCGTTGAAGGCGCACCCTCTTGGGATATGGAGGATCTGATGCCGCCCGCTCTTGGCTTCGCGCTGTTTACGCTTGGCGCGCCGCTCGGCCTCGTCAATTTCGTGACGATCGGCTTTGGCGCCACGGTGCTAAATGCTCTTGGCGCGGCGGCCCTTGGCATCGGCGCGAGTCTGGTTTCGAGCTATCTAAACAAGAATTCGACGCCGAAGGCCGAGGACGGAAAGTACAATCTCAAGCAGAATGTACCGCCGCTCTGCCGCATTTATGGACGCGTCAAAAAGGGCGGCGATTATGTCCTCCTTGAGGAGGCCGGCGGCTTCGCCTATCACATCATCGTCCATGCCGGGCACAGGGTTGAGGCCTATGTCGAACATTGGCTGCATGATGATCTTGTGACGCACGATGGCGCCGGGATCGTCACGGATCCTGCGCACTATTATCCCTATGTCGGCATCAACGATCAGCTCGGCTATGATGTATCGACGGCCTATTCGCAGGTCGTGGCGGCTTTTCCCGATATCTGGACCGATGACCATCGCGGCGACGGCCTTGCGTCGATCGTCATGACCTGCGGCTCCCCTTCAAGCGAGGACCTGCAGACGGTCTACCCAAACAATATGCCGGTCCATACTGCTGTGATCGACGGGGCATTGATCTATGACCCGCGCGACGGGGTGACTCGCTTCTCCTCTAACCTCGCGCTCATCCGGGCCGATCATCTTCGACATCCGTCTGGCGGCGCCAAGCTGGGCATGGATGACCTCTATTGGCCGGATTGGCAGACCGCGGCGAATATCTGCGACGAGTGGGTCACCAACCGCGAAGGTGGCAGCGTGCGGCGCTATCACGGCGGTCTCTGGTATCGCTATTCAAATGACCAAGTCGAGGTCGGGCGCCTGATCGATCAGGCTGCCGAGCTGGTGATCTATGAGCGGCCGGATGGCAAGATCGGCGTTCATGCCGGGCACTATGTCGAGCCGGATATCAGGCTCACGGCCAACGATATCATCTCGCACCAGTTCGACGCCAACCGGCGGCGCGCGAGCAACGTGGTCGCAGTGCGAGGCCGCTATACGGATCCGTCGCAGGGGTTCAACACCGTCGATGCAGCGATCTATGGCATCCCCTACGCGACAGACGAGACGGAGCGCACACGAACATTCGACAACCAGGTTGTGCAGGATCACAATCATTCGGCACGTCTGCAGAAGATCACCTATATCCGCGCCAACGCGCCTCGGGTCTCCTTTACGGCGCACTATGAAGCGGCGCGCAACGTTCCCTACCGCCGCTTCGTCCGTGTCCATCTGCCACCGACGATGGTCGAGGCTGTGGTCGAGATCACGGGGCGACCCAAGCTATCGCTGGTCAATCTGACCTATAGTTTCGAAGGCATCGTGGTGCCGGCGTCGCTCTATGACTTCGATGCGGCGACGGAAGAGGGTGTGCCGGGGGGCTCGATCACGCCGGTTGCGCCGGGCGGAACCCCGGTGCCGACCGGTTTCGCGGTAACGATCGAGACCGCAGCTCTCAGTGGTGGGCAGCAGGCCGCCTATGCCTTGGCCACATGGGACCACGTGTCCGACATTCTGCGTTATGAGCTCACCTGGCAGCTGACCTCTGGCGGTGCAATTACCTCGGCCGTATCTGCCTCTGGCGAGGACGAAGTGCGCACGAGCTATCTTGCCGATGGTTCGGAATATGAATTTCGGCTTCGAGCCTGGTCGCCTGGCGGCGGAAAGTCTGATTGGACCTCCTATGTCATTCGAACTGCAACGGCCGATCCGACGGCGCCCCCCGTCCCCGCTGCGGTCTCTTCCGACGATGGTGCCGGTTCGGCTGTGCTGCACTGGACGACGCCTAACTCGACAAACTTCGCGTCGACACTGATTTATCGGAACGCGGTCAATGACTTCGCGACGGCGACCCTGGTGGACGCAATCTATTCAGGGCCGTCGCTCGTCCGCAGCTACGCCGACGCGCCGGCGGCGGGCACTTACTATTATTGGCTGACCTCGGCCAACTTCTCAGGCGTCGAGAGCGCCGCAGTCGCCACCGGCGCAACCATCGTTTCCTGATCTTTTCCTATCACCGATGAACCATTCGAGGCTCGTCCATGGCCGCGCTTTCCGACGCCTTCAATTCAGTATTCCGGCGCTACAATGTCGATGGCGTGCCGGGATCCGGGACGCGTAATCCGGCCAAGAGTGAGCAGCGCGCGCTTGGAGCCACGATCGAGGGTTACATTGCTGCCAGTCTTTCTGCGCTCAATGGGACGATCGACGCCCGGATCGATGGCGTCGACGCCCGGATCGACAGCGCATTCGATGCTCTCGACAGCCTCGTTTCCTATGGTGCCATTCCGAACAGCACCTCGTCCGAGGCCAAGGCGGCGAACAGCGCTGCACTTCTGGCGGCGGGCCTGACCACGACGGATCTCGGCTTCGGCGGCGTCGATATCCCCACGTCGCTTTATTACACGAATACGCCGGCCAATGAGCTTCCGCCCTTCGGTGGCCGGGGCTCGGTCATCGATGCCGCGGGCAATCGTCGCGGTCGATACTTCTCCTGGATCACGGATGAACCGACAGTGCGGGCTCCGGATGATGGCGAAAATATCAACACCGCCTTCAATGGCGACTTCTCCTATGTGCAGTTTCTGGTCGAACATAGGATCACCGGCGACGCGCTCGGGTCGGCCCCAGTTGTCACCAGCTTTGACGAAGGTCTGCGAGCCTGGACGCCGGAAGCGTACCCCTATTACACGAATCTCTATGTCGAGGCCGGCGACAAGCACGACATCTTCATCACGACGATCGGCTCGGCTGACCATATTGACGTCGTCAATAATTCTCTTGGCGATGTCGCGGCGCGCACGACGCGCGTCGTTGCCGCAAAGGTCAAGACGTCATTCACGGGAACCATCGATAACGGTTGGGCGCTCGGCGACCTCATCGAAGCCATCGGCACTGTCGCTGGGGCGCAGCTCGTTGGCCATGAAGTCAATGGCTATGATCAGGGCTTTGATATTGGCTATGTCGGCTACAATTCCTGGGGCATGCGCACGAACGCCACAGGGGCGAAATATGCGCACTGGATCGACTATGTAGCGAAGTCGGCCGGCGGCGATCTGGCCCACGACCTTGCCTATGCCCTCTACGGCCCGTTCCGGATCGGCACCAACTATGCCGGCGCCGACTTTGACGAAGCCGGCTACGAGGGCGCTGCCATCACGATGAAGGCGGGCCAGGGCATCTTCTGGAACACGTCAGATGGCGCTGTTCCGGATGATTACCGCTGGATCCCTGGCGTCCTCGGCTCGGTCTTCTCGGGCTATTCGGCCGCCGATAGCGCTCTGACGCACCTCAACGGCACCTCGGGCCTTCTCATCTATTCGGACGGCATCAAGTTCGCCGGCAAGCTTGGCTTCGGCGTCACCCCGATCGCGAAGCCCAACGTCGCCGGATCAGACGGCGGCATTGCTGGGCTTACAGCGCTTCGCACCGCTCTCGCCAATCTCGGCCTCATCACCAACAGCTGAGTTGAACCATGCAACCAAGCGAAATCATGAATCACCCGCTCGTCATCGCTTTGCGCAAGCAGCGCAATGACGCGACCGACCTCGTCGCCGTGCTGGCTGCGGAGAACGCATCGCTGCAAAGCGAGAACGCCCGGCTCGCGGCTGATACCGCGCCGGTGAAGACTTCGAAACGAGCCGTTGGTTCGGGGTCGGCCAAGGGCCGGCACCCCCCATCCGGTGCCACTGAGACCAAAAGCGCAAACCAAGGGGCAGTGTCATGACGGACCTTTCCATTACGCCGGCGAATGTCATCGCCGGATCTGATTCCGCATACTTCACCGGCCTCGCCGGGGAAGTGGTTGCTGCCGGAAAGGCCGTCTACCTCGACCCGACGACGAAACGGGTCATGCTCGGCGACAGCAATTCGGCCACGGCCGAGGCGCGCGAGGCGGACGGCATCGCGCTCAATGGCGCCGCTCCGGGTCAGCCGATCGTAGTTCACAAGTCTGGGGACCTGACCCTCGGCGCCGTACTTTCAATTGGCGTGGCCTACTACCTCTCAGATACGCCGGGCGGCATTTGCCCGGTCGCCGACGTCGGCGCCGGCGAATATGTTTGTCTGCTCGGTATCGCCAAATCCACTTCTGTCCTGGCCGTGAAAATCCAGTTTCCGGGCGTAACGCTCGGCGGCGGGTAATTGCCATGGTTGACCTTGCCGTCACGGCGGCGAGCGTCGTCGCCGGAGCCAATGCCGTCCGCTTCACCGGCCTTGCCGGTGAGGTCATCACGGCCGGCAAGGCGGTGTATCTCGATCCGGCGAGCCGCCGCGTTCTGCTCGCCGACAGCAATGCCGAGACGGTCGCTGCCCGCGCGACGCTCGGCATCGCCCTCAATGGTGCCGGATCTGGTCAGCCGATCTTCGTTCACAAGTCCGGCGAGCTCACGATCGGCGCGACGCTCGTCCCCGGCGCCGCCTATTTTCTCAGCGATACGCCGGGCGGCATCTGCCCGCGCGCTGATCTCGACGTCGACGAAACGATCTGTCTGATCGGCTTGGCCCGATCCGCTGCCATCCTTGACGTCGGCATCCAGATTCTCAGCGTCGCGGCCGGCGTCAGCGGCCATCTCAATTTCAGTGAACCCATCAACAGCGGCTACATCGCCCTTTTCGGAGATTTTTGACATGGCTGTCACCGAAATTACGGTCAAGGATGCGGCCGGCGATCCGCAGGTCATCGCGCTTCCGACGGTGCGACAGGTCTCGTCCGCACCTGGGACGCTTACCTATGGGCAGATCCTCATGACCGGATCGCCCGTGCAGCTTCCATCCCGAGCGCTGATCAACGGCCTCGTGATCAGGGCGCGCGAGACCAATTCCGGCAACGGTTTCGTCGGCGGCTCCAGCGTCACGACGACCGATGATGGCACAGGCAATGGCTTTCGCCTCTCGCCTGGGGATGCGTGGTCCGGCACGCCTTCGAATGCCAATCAGGTCTATGTCATCGGCGCCGCCGGCGACGTCTTTTACTTCACCGGGAGCTGAAGATGCCTTTCCCCCAGATCCCCGCCTCTGGCGCTGGCAAGCAAGCGCTCCGCAACACGCAAATCTTCCCTCTTGAGGGCGTCCCGTTCTACATTTTCGGGGATTCCTACGGCAACAACCCCTCGCAAAACGCCGATGTTGGGACGCTCTTTTTCGATCGCTTCGCCAATCGCCATCGCGTAGCCAGCAAGACCAATCTGGCCGTTGCCGGCACGCGCTCCGATCAGGTCGCCGCAGCGGTCCTGGCGGGGTGGACGCCGAACACGCGCGGCCTTGTGGGGCTGGCCGACTGCCTGCTGAACGACGTCTTCCAATACCCCGACACATCGAACGCACCGACCTCGGCGCTTGCGATGCGGACGATTCTCGCAACCCTCACTGCGCGTGCCAAGGTGACCGCGCAGTCAGCCGCCGTTGTCTACGGGCCCGGATGGGCTTCTTCCGTCGCCTCGGCCGCTGGTAGTTATTTCGATGTCGCCTGGACAGGCGACTCATGCTGGCTGTTGTTTACGACGACGACTGCCGCCGGCTCTGCCGAGGTCCGCAATGTCGGCGGCGCGCTGGCCGCGACGATCGCCACCGGTGGTTATGCGCAGGCATTCACCGGCGCGTTCCTCCTGTCCGGCTACGGGGCCGGCAATCACACTGTGCGGGTGTCGGTCGCTTCGGGGACGGTCACATTCGGCGGGCTGCTGATCCCGTCTGCAAACCCGCCAAGCGTGATCTGGTATAAGCCCGGCGGTCTCGGCCGGTCGGGCGCGGAAGATGCTCGCTTGGCCTCCTATCAGGCGGCGTGCGCCGCTGTGCTGACAGACTTCCCCACACTCGTCTCGGTCGGCGTCGACAATGGCTGGTCGAGCGCAATCATGGTCGGGACCGATACGATCCACCTCAATGACGCCGGCAACGCCTATGCTGCCCAGCGGATCACGGATGTGGTGCGGAGCGCGATCCCGACCCAGAGGCAAGGTCTCAACCGGCTCAGCGCGGCTTCGGAAGCCGCATATACTTCGCCGGCGCCATCTTATGCGTCTGGCTCTCCGTCTGCGCCATCGGCTCCCACGGGCGTCTCGGCGACGACGGCCCGCCAGGTTACACTGGCTTGGACCCTGCCAACCGACGGCGGCGCCACGCTGATTTCGCAGACGATTCAGTCGAGCCCGGCCGGGGCGGGCACGTGGACCGATGTCGCAACGATCGATGTAGCGACGACGAGCTATTCGGTCTCGACGGGCCTTACGCAGGGCAGCAGCTACGATTTCCGCATCCGCGCCACGAATTCGATCGGGGCCGGAACCTATTCTAGCACTGCCACCGCGACGGCCGGTGCCCCGGTTGTCGACTATGCGAGTGATACCTTTACCCGCTCGGATGGAGCCGTAGGGTCGACCGAAGTCGGCAGCTATGCTTGGACGCTCGCACAAGGTACTGGCGACTGGGTTATTGCGAGCAACCAGCTCAAGGCGAACAGCGTCCCAAGCTTGAACGCCAACGACCTCTACATCAGTGACGGCCAAGCGGACGGCACGTTGAAGATGAAGGTCGTCAACCCGACGCTCAACAACCACGGCATGGTCTTCCGGGCGACCGGCACCGGAAACGTCAACGGCTATATTCTTTGGGCGAGCAATGGGACGCTGACGCTCTCGAAGCGTACCGCTGCCAATTCTTACACTGCCCTTGCTACTGGCGGCGCCGTGGCGGTCAATGACCAGTGGGAACTCATCCTCAGCGGGTCATCAATCAAGGTGCGCGTCAACGGCCTTCAGGTGATTTCGATCACAGACGCCAGCTATTCCGGCACCCGCCATGGGTTCTGGGTCAATGCCGGCTTTACGGCCGTCTTTGACAACTTCGTGCACAACAACGCGACGACCTAGGTCTGCCGCGCTCGTCACGCTGACCTCCTAAGATTTCATCCCCCGGAGTTCCCCATGAAGCTCGTCAGTGACTGGCGCGCGGTGCTGAAGCACGCGTGGTCGATCCGTCTCATCCTGCTCGCGGCGCTGTTCTCGGGCCTCGAGGTCGCGCTGCCGATCATCGGTGACGAGATCCCGCCGCGCCTCTTCGCAATGCTGACGCTGATCGTCGTGGCGGGCGCCTTCGTCGCCCGCTTCGTCGCGCAGCCGAAGACGATGGGGGGCGACGATGCCGGTCAATAAGATCCAAAGCAGCCGGCGGGCGAGAACAGCGATCGCCGGAGCCGGCGCGGCCGGCGCCGTCGCTTTGGCGAGCGTCGTCCTGATCCAGCCCTGGGAGGGCCGCAGCCTCATCGCCTATCGGGATATCGTCGGCGTGCTGACGATCTGCGACGGCGACACGGCGAATGTCCGCCCTGGCATGAAGGTGACGGCCGCCGAATGCGATCAGCGCCTCGCCGTCCGCGTCCGCCGTGACTATTTCGAGCCGCTCAAGGGCTGCATCTTCGGTTTCGAGAAGCGGCCGATCAGCTGGCAGGCGAGCATGATCTCGCTTGCCTACAATGTCGGGACCGGCGCCGCCTGCAATTCGAAAGCGGCGCGGCTCGCACGGCTCGGCAAGCTGCGCGAGAGCTGCGAAGCGGCGACGGCTTTCAACAAGGCCGGCGGGAAGACGGTGTCCGGCCTCGTCAAGCGCCGCGAGATGGGCGATGCGACCCGGATCGGCGAGGCCGAGCTCTGCGTGAGCGGGCTGTGATGGGTGCGCTCTCGCCGATCCTTCGCAGCATCGATAGAGCCGGCAAGTTGGCGTTCTACTGCCCAGGCTGCCGGACCGAGCATGTCGTCCGCCTGAAAACGCACGGTGGCCCTCATGAATGGGATGGAAACGCTAAAGCGCCGACGCTCACGCCAAGCATCCTCTATCCCGGAGCCTGCCATTCCTTCGTGACGAACGGACGCATCCAGTTCCTCGGCGATTGCACGCATGAGCTCGCTGGGCAAACGGTCGACCTGCCGCCGTGGCCGGGAGCCGACCCATGAGCTTCCCCTCCGTCTTTGGCCTCAAGGGCATGGCGATCGCCATCGTCGTCGGCGCGGCGGTCGGCGGCTTCGCTTCCTACAAGGTGACGCGGGCCTTCGCCGATCGCGAGATCGCCGCCTACAAAACGGCCGCCGTCCAGTCCCGTCTCAATGCCGCAAAGGCCGATCTTCGCATCGACAAGGGCGCCCGCGACGACGCCGCGGCCGATGCCGATGTCATCGCCGAGACGGACCGTCGCAATCAGGAGATCCTGCATGCCCCGCCCGCGTCTTCTGGTTCTGATTGCGACGACACTGTTGGTGACGCTGGCGCTCGCTGGATGCGATCGATCCGATAGATATCTCGCGATCGAGCAACGCAGCCTGCCGGCGAAGCCCGACTATGTCCGCGAGGTCGTTGTCGCGGATCCGCTGCCGACGGCAAAGTGGAAAGACGTTGCCGGTGCCGAAAAGGCCGGCCGGGTCAAGGCCAACAAGATAATCGACTGCTTCGGCCGTTGGTATGATCGCCAGCGCGAGCAATACGCGCTGATCGGCGAGCGGGCGGCGACGGCCACCGTCGATGTCTGCAAGGCTGGGGCGGCGCCGAAATGACACCGGAGTGGATCGTCACCGCCCTGGTCGCGCCGGCCGCGGTCGCCATGGCCGCGGCGATCCGGCTGCTGTGGACCCGCCTCAATGAAGTTCAGGACAAACGCATCGCAGAGCAGCGCGAAGCGTTGACCATCATGAAAGCATCAACCGATGCGGCGGTAGCCGTCGCCGACGGCCAGGAGGCGGTTACGCGAGGCCTCGATGCCCTGCGCGCCGCGATCGAGCGGAAGGGCGCACGATGACCCTCTCCAGCATGCTGCATGCGATCCTCTCGCCGCTTGAGCGCGGGAATGAGGCCCTCGCGGTTCTCAACGAGGAACGCACCGTTGCGCGTGAAGCACACGACGCCGCCATGGCGCGGGTGCGGCGCAGCACATCCGATCTTCGGCAGATGGTCGAGGACACCGTTGAGCGTGTTGGAAACAGGAAAAGCCCCAATGGACGTCACTAAAGATCTGGCGCGCAGCCGCACGGTCTGGATCGCGGTGTCGCTGCTGATCGGCTATTGGCCGGTCGCCTGGCTGTTCTCGGGCCCCGGCTTCATCGAACTCCTCAACAGCATCCTGCTTGGTGTCTCGACGGCCGTGATGATCTCCTATGCGCCGGAGGCGATCCGGGCGGCGACCCACGCGCGGCCCGACAAAACCGATCAGCTCATCCTCGGCATCGTCGTCACCTGGCTGGCGACGATCCTGTTTCGTGGCTGGGGTATATGGTCCCGGGCGACCGGCTTTCCCGAGTGGATGCGCTACTCGCCGATGTTCGGCTTCATGATCTTCCTGTTCATCCTCGGCGGCGTGCTCCATATCACCGCGCCGAACACGATCGATGACCGGGTGCCGCGCCGGGCATGGATGCGGGTCGGCCTTGCGATCGGCGCTGGCGCCTTCATCGCCGGCATGATCGTCGGATCGCGTATCGCCATGCCGGCGCTGGCCCCCTTCCTGTCGCCATAGGCTGGAACTGATTCGCTGCCGCCGCCTTGAGTCCCCCGACTCGAGAGGAGCGACCATGGGCCATCCATTCCCGCGCGTATCAGTCTGGGAGACGGCGACCGCTAGCCGCGGGCTCACCGACGTCGAGGGCGCGGCTCACTGGCTGCTTGAGCGCTGGCCGGCCAAGGTTCGTCGCCCGCGAAGCTATCGGCCGGCACTAAAGGCCTGCCTCGCCGCGCTCGATGGTAGCGGCACTGTCGACCGGGCGCGATCCGCACTGGTTAAGGCAGCCGCCGACGCGGATATCCTCGACAGGGCGTGAAGGTCACGGCGGTCCGTGCGGCCCGGCCTCTACCTTCTCCCACATCTCGCGCCAGTCATTCATGGCAGCCTCTAGGGACGCGGCCATGCCATTCTGCACGCCGGGCGGCCGGCCGACGATCGCGGTGACGGACCAGGTGACGTGATAGCTTGGCAGCTTGTGCTCGATGATCGTCCCGACCGTGCGGCCGTCAAGGGTGACGCGATAGATCTGCGACGGATCGGGGGCGGTCGTCTTGACGCGGCGAAGGCGGAAGCGGGTGCCGGCCCCTGCCTTCACCGATCCAGAATGTGATCGAGGGTGATCTCAGTTTGTGGTTCTGGAATATCGAAGCTAGACGCAAGCTTGGCTGCAAGCTCCGCTGTTCGATCTCCCCAGAGCTCGTCAAAATCCATGATCGTGGCCCCGATCAGGTCACCGTCGCCAGCGTACCTCCAGAGAATGCCCCAAGCATCCTGGACGCCACGAGCTGCAGGAGCCGACTTGGTCGCGATATAGAGAACATCATTGGTGCGGTCGTACCGGACAATGAATGTGCTGATGTCGTTCATGACCTACTCCACAGGATATTGCCGCCCTGCTGTGTGGTCGCAAAAAAGGCCGTCTTCACTCTGCCAGACGTGCCTTGAACAATCTTCACCGGCACTCTCAATGGGTCCCCCGAGTGGTTCGTCGAACTCTCATCGACGAAAACCAGCGAGTTCCCGTAGCTCAACTCCACGAATGTGGGGCTGACAATGGCCTGTTCAATAGCATTCAAAATGCTAGGGAGGTAGACCTGCACTTCAGGGTGGCCCTCGTGAATATGAGCCAGTGTCGTGTCGTATAGGTGCACCTCATCGATCGAAGAGATGATCTCCGTTCTGATGATGAGAATCGGGGAGCTCATTGGCTGTCAGAGCTGCGCCTTGAAAATTCCGTCACAATCTCCCCGAATCTGGCCTCGTAATTAGCGATCGCGTTCGCGACAACAAGGCTAAAATCCTTCAGCGACTGCTGACTCATGTGAATAATTGCTGTGAACTCCGTCCTTTGAAAGGGCGGCATGCCGCCATCAGGCAGCAAGAGCGGCTGCGGCCGACCGAACAGCAAGACCGCATCGTTACCAGCCCAAGTGATCTGAATTGTGGATGCGTTCGTGGTAACGGCCGTGATAGGCGCGGCAATTTGATAGAGCCTAGCCACCTCCTCGTCCGAGAGATTTGTCTGGTCTACCACTTCCGCCAT